CTAGGAATCCGGAGTCGATTCCGTGGGAAATTGTAGAGCTTCCGGCCATTTTGAACGAGGATGAGGACAACGAGAAGTCGCTTTGGCCCGAGCAGTGGCCTCTTGAGAGCTTAAAAGCTACAAAAGCGTCAATTGACCCGCGTTATTGGAACGCGCAGTACATGCAGCAGCCCACATCCGAGAACTCGGCCATTGTGAGCCGTAAGATGTGGCGTATCTGGGAGCCGGAAGACCCGCCAAGGTGTGAATACATCATCCAGTCTTGGGATACGGCGTTTGAAACCAAGAACAACTCCGACTATTCCGCGTGTACAACGTGGGGCATCTTCTACAACGAGGAAGAAAATGACTCCCCCCAGCTTATCCTTCTGGATGCGTTTAAAGATCGCATGGCTTTCCCTGAACTTAAGGTGGTGGCGCTTAAGCAATACAAGGAGTGGGAACCTGATGCGTTCATTGTTGAGAAAAAGGCAGCAGGGGCCCCGTTGATTCAGGAACTCCGAGCATTGGGAATCCCAGTCCAAGAATTCAGCCCCAGTCGTGGCAACGACAAGATGGTGCGTGTCAACGCGGTTGCAGATTTGTTCAGTTCAGGTAAAGTCTGGGCACCCGACACACGCTGGGCACGGGAAGTGATTGAAGAGATGGCCGCGTTCCCAGTTGGGGAGCACGACGACTACGTGGATACGACAACACAGGCGCTGCTACGCTTTAGGCAAGGCGGCTTTATCAGTTTAGACACGGACGAGAAAGATGACCTCACTCTCTTTCACCGTAAAAAATACGAATACTACTAGGACTACACATGGCAACGAATATCGACAAAGCGCTGTACCAACAACCAATGGGCATTGACGCGCTGGGCGAACAAGAATCACCACTAGAGATTGAGATTGTTGATCCCGAAGAAGTCACCATTGGCATGGACGGGTTGGAGATCACTCTCAAGCCCGGAGAAGATGACGGTGAAGAGGGCTTCAGTGATAACTTGGCCGAGTACATAAAAGATGGTGCCTTGCAGTCGCTAGCGAGTGACTTGGTGTCTGACATTGACAACGACAAGAATGGCCGCAAGGATTGGGAGAAGACATACGTTGATGGTCTCAAACTATTGGGGCTACAGATTGAAGAACGCACTGAACCATGGAACGGCGCATGCGGCGTGTTCCACCCCATGATTACAGAAGCGGTTGTGCGCTTCCAAGCAGAGACAATCACTGAGACGTTCCCAGCCCAAGGGCCTGTGCGTAGCAAACTCATCGGCAAAGAAACGCCAGAGATGAAAGAGATTGCAATCAATGTCGAAGACGACATGAACTACGAGTTGACGGAAGTCATGACGGAGTACCGCGCTGAACACGAGCGTATGCTCTGGTCACTGCCAGCCACAGGCTCAGCGTTTAAGAAGGTGTACTACGATCCCAATTTGGGACGCCAAGTTTCCATGTTTATTCCTGCGGAAGATATGTATCTGCCATACGGTACAACGGACTTAGATACTTGTTACCGCATCACGCACGTCATGCGCAAGACCAAGAACGAGATCATTAAGCTCCAGCAAGCAGGCTTCTATCTTGACGTTGATTTGCCTGACGCACCCAGAGACTTGACAGACATTCAGAAAGCCAAGGACAAAGAGACTGGCTTTAGTGACTTGAACGACGACCGCTACACGTTGTATGAGTGCCACGTTGATTTGAACCTTGAAGGTTACGAAGACAAAGACGACTCAGGTGAAGAGACCGGCATCATGTTGCCGTACGTTGTCACGTTGATTAAAGGCTCCAACGACATCCTGTCAATTCGCCGCAACTGGAACGAAGACGATGACCTCAGACTCAAGCGCCAGCATTTTGTTCATTACCAGTACATCCCGGGTTTTGGAGCTTATGGCTTCGGGCTGTTCCATCTTATCGGAGGCTTTGCTAAATCCGCTACATCCCTCATGCGTCAGCTTGTCGATGCAGGAACACTCAGCAACTTGCCCGGTGGACTCAAGACACGGGGCCTGCGCATCAAGGGTGACGACACCCCAATCGCACCCGGAGAGTTCCGAGACGTAGACGTTGGCTCGGGCACGATCCGCGACAACATCTTGCCGCTCCCGTACAAGGAGCCAAGTGCTACGCTGTTTAACTTGATGCAGACCATCGTTGATGAAGGCCGCCGGTTTGCCGCAACTGCTGACATGAAAGTGTCTGACATGTCTGCACAGGCTCCTGTTGGTACAACGCTGGCGTTGCTGGAGCGCCAGTTAAAGGTAATGACTGCGGTGCAGGCGCGTGTGCACTTTGCATTGAAGCAAGAGTTCAAACTCTTGAAGAACATCATCCGCGACTACACAGACGCTGACTACACATACACCCCCGAGTACGGCACTCGCAAAGCTAAGAAAGCCGACTATGATTTGGTGGACATCATCCCCGTGTCAGACCCCAACGCTGCGACCATGTCTCAGCGCGTTATCCAGTACCAAGCTGTCATTCAGATGGCGCAGATGGCTCCGGACATCTACAACTTACCTGAACTTCATCGCGGCATGCTGGGCGTCTTGGGTATCAAAAACGCTGAGAAGCTTGTACCAATTGAAGATGACATGAAGCCAATTGATCCAGTGCAAGAGAACCAGAATGCACTCAAGGGTACGCCGCTCAAAGCGTTCTTGCATCAAGATCACGCTTCTCACATTCAGGTGCACATGATGCTGCTGCAAGACCCGATGATGCAGCAGTTCATTGGCCAGAACCCGCAGGCTCCCAAGATCATGGGTGCAATTACTGCGCACATTGCAGAGCACGTTGGCTACCAGATGCGCCAGCAGATTGAGCAGCAGTTGGGCATGCCTCTGCCTCCCGAAGACGAGAAGTTGCCACCGCAGATTGAGATTGCGTTGTCCGGCATGATGGCTCAAGCGGCCAACCAAGTGCTGATGCAGAACAAAGCCAAGGCTGCGCAGATGCAGGCACAGCAACAGATGCAAGACCCCGTGTTGCAGTTGCAGATGCAGGAACTTCAACTCAAACAACAAGAGTTGGAACTCAAAAAGCAAAAGATGATGGTGGACGCGTCTGCCAAAGCCGATGCTCAAGAGTTGAAAGAACAAGAAGTCAAAGGAAAACTGGAGTTGGAAGCTTTACGCACAGGTGCGCAAATCAAAGAAAGCCAAACCAAACAACAGTTTGAACAAGAACGCGCTGGTATTCAGATAGGTGCTGACATTGCAAAAAATAAGGCCCAGATGGATTTACAGGCGCGTACTGCCGCACTCTCAAACAGTAAAAACCAAGGTTCTAGAAAATGATTCAAGACTTCGTACGCGTATTACGTGAAAAAATACGCACTGACATGAACAACTATGCCGATGACTTGGCTGGTGGTTCGTGCCGTACTTTTGAAGAGTACCAAAAACTCTGCGGGATTATTCAGGGTCTAGCCCTCGCAGAGCGTTATCTACTTGACCTTGCACAGAAAGTTGAAGAATCAGATGAGTGACATTGATCTTTCCCCCGGTGCTTTTGCACTGCCTGACCCCATCCAAGCTTTGGATGCACCTGAACCTGACTCTAGCGATGAGCAAAAAGCCACGCAACTTCCTATCCCCACGGGTTGGAAGATTCTTTGCGCTGTGCCAGATGTTGACGAAAAGATTGCAGGATCGAGCCTGTATAAACCAGTTGAGTTTATGCGCCAAGAAGAACACGCTACCACCGTGTTGTTTGTTTTAAAAGTTGGCCCCGATGCGTACGGAGACACCGCCAAGTTCCCCAACGGAGCATGGTGTAAAGAGGGCGACTTTGTGTTAGTACGTACTTACTCCGGCACAAGATTCAAGATCTTTGGCAAGGAGTTCCGTCTCATCAATGACGACCAAGTTGATGCTGTTGTGCAAGACCCTCGCGGCTTAACCCGCGCTTGAAAGGAAGAATATGGCTGAACCGTACAAGTTCCCCGACGAAGTCGAGGACAAAAAGACTGCCGACGTTGAGTTTGAAATAGAAGGCGAAGGCGAGATAGAGATTGAAATTGAGGACGACACGCCCGAGCGTGATAGGGGCCGCAAACCCCTAGACCGTGAAGTGCTTGATCCAACCGATGAAGAAATCGAGTCCTATTCTGACAAAGTCAAGGGACGCATCAAAGAGTTGACCCATGCCCGTCATGACGAGCGCCGTGTCAAAGAAGCAACAATGCGTGAGAAGCAAGAGCTTGAGCGTCTTGCACAACAGTTGATTGAGGAGAACAAACGCCTCAAGCAAAACGTCTACACAGGTCAGGAAGCTGTCATTGAGGGCGCTAAGTCTAAAGCTGAAACAGAGCTTGTTATGGCAAGGCGTAGACTCAAAGAAGCACAGGAGTCTTTTGACACAGACGCCATCATTGAAGCCCAAGAAGCTGTGATGGACGCAAAGATTCGTGCAGAACAAGTAAAAAATTATCGTCCTACCCCTTTACAGGAAGAAAATTTTGAGGTACAAACGCAACAAGCCCAGCCTCCCAAGGTTGAGCCCGACGAAAAAACTCTGCGCTGGCAGGCAAAAAACCAGTGGTTCGGGCAACAAGGGTTTGAAGAATACACCAGCTACGCACTAGGGCTGCATCAGAAACTAGTCACAAACGGAGTGGATCCCCGCTCTGCTGAATATTTCGACCAAATTGATGGTCGCATGAAGTCAACGTTTCCTGATTTATTCGGGCAGACAAATGACAAGCCAAGGTCTGGTGAGGTTCAAAAACGACCTACGACAGTGGTTGCCTCTGTATCTCGTTCTACGAGTG